TTGATGTCGGTGGTGCGGTCCTTGCTGGCTTTCAGCGCGTCCACATTCAGCATGCCGCGGATGGCCTTCACGTCACGCCCGTGCGCGTCACGGATTGCGCCGTCCAGGGCGGAATCAAAGGCAAAGCTGTCGGCCTGATCGGCCAGCTGGCCCTGAAGCTTGGTGATCTGGCCTTTCAGGTCGGCTACGTCCACGCCTTCAAAGGTTTTCAGGCCGTCTTTGGCGGTGTTCAGCTGGGTGGTCAGGTCGTTCACCTGGGTCTGCAGGTTGGCGGCCTTGGTCTTTTCGGCGGTGATATCCCTGCCGTTTTCGCCCATCAGCCAGTCCAGCTGCTCATCGGTGATGTTGGGGATCTGCTTCTTTACGTCTTCGCGTTTCATGTTGTGTCCTTTCTGCCTGCGCTTTGTTTACGCGGGTTGCATCCGCTTTGGCTGTACAGTTTTACGCCATGCCGGGCAAATTTGGGGATAAAAAGTGCCCGCCCACCCCTCATGCAGGGCAAACAGGCATGAAAAAACCACGGTGCAGAATTTGCATCGTGGTTTCAACAAATTGTTGGCGCGGCCATTACGGCACAATTTCCACGCCGGGCAAAACGTCCATGTAAAAACACAGCCGGTACTGGCTCGGGCAGATAGAATTCATTTTGAACTGTTCCGGGCTGGTCACTGCAGTCAGCATGGCCAGCATCAAAACAAGCAGCTTCTTCATTGCATCCTCCTAAAAATGGGCATGAAAAAACCACGGTGCGCGTGCATCGCGGTTCAAGGTTATGTTAATGCAAGTTTGACAAGGTCAAAGATCGCACTGGGGGCGCTTTCCAGAACAGACTTTTTCAGCTGCTGCATCGTGCTGTTGTCCAGCAGGTAGCGGATGCCCTGCGGCGTGATGGACATATCGGCATAATCACTCGCCAGCGTATAGTCATTGCCCTACGCATTGACAAAGGTCAAGCCTTCGATCAGATCCTCGCGGTTCATGAAGGCAGTGGTTTCAAAATGACATCTGCGCCGGAAACAGGCGTAAAGATAGGTCAGGATCTTGAACACCAGAAAATTATAATCATCTTTGGCCATGGAAGTCTCCTTACTTCTTGGCTGAAACCTTGCATTCTTCAGGATAAAGCTCCTGATATTTTGGGTACTGGAAACTTTCAGTGTTCAAAACAGCATCAGGGCAGTCATGGCGTTCACCCCATCCGAAAACGTCCGGCGAATCATCAAGTTTTTTGCATTTTCCGGGGCCATCCCAGTAAATACAGACATTGCATTCTGGAATGCAGGTCGTGACACTATAAAACGGCGCACGGAACCCCATACTGATATCTTCCTCGCGCAAAATTTTAGGCATTCGGAAGCACCTCGATTTCCAAAAAATAACGGTCGTCTTTTATGCCGACATTCAGTACACGGTATTTCAATCCTCGTGCAAACAGGACTTCATCCTGATGCTTGAACTTTGGCAATGCCACAGGCTGAAGAAACTGGCAGCCCTTGTACCCTTCAGGAATGTGCATTTGAAGAACCGTGTCGCGGCCAGAAAGCTGCAAATCCTCAAAACTCGTAGAAGTAAAGATAGGAAAAGTACCTTGTCCACGAACGATAGTCTGTAATTCTTGTTCGGTAGGATTCTTTGGAAGGCCAAGATCCAGAAAAGACAGTGCCGTATTCCGGTACAGCGTGACGCTTTGCGGCATTGTGCCGTTGGCCAGAGCATTGTCCAGCGCAGCAATAGTTTCCCGAACCTGTGGCGTGATATTACCGTTGCGGATTGCATAATTCACGCGGGTTGCGGTGAAACCTGTATAAGCCCTGAGAATACTCTGCGACGATTCCGGCAACGCCAGAACCTGCTTTGTCATGGCATCTTTTACTGCCTTTATTTTAGCATCATCATTGCCGTTTGTCGAGCCTTCTCTTACCGCATACGCCGCCCTTTTCTGTGCGTTGATGCGTTCCTTGTTGGCGGCGTAGTTCACCCGCCGCATTTTGTTGATATCGCCGCCTGCTGCATTGTACTGGGCCAGATACTTGTCCGGGTCATAGCCTGCCACGGTGGTTTTGTGGTCAAAACGGATGGCAAACTCACAGTCACAGTTGGCGTGGATGTGGTTGGCGTGGCCGCCTTTCAGCACCTTGCTGCTGGCTTTCTGCCAGCCGTTGCTTGCCAGCGTGATGCAGAACGGGCAGGTGTCCCCGTGGGGTACCCAGGCCCACTCGGCCCCATCGCGGACGGCGTTTTTCAGAGTGGTATCGGCCCCGGCACGCTTGACCAGGCGGCTGACGCCGTTGGGCAGGTTGGCCGGGTTTTGGTTCTTGGTGGCGTTCACCATGCGGGCCACCTCGCTGTAATCTGCCGGTTCGGCAGGCTCCGCTGCGGGCACCCCGGCGTTGGCCGCTTCGGCCAGGGCGTCATACATCTGGCAGGCCAGCTCCGCGCTGCCCTCGCCGTATTTTGTCACCAGCGCGGCGGCGTAAGTAATCAGTGCATCGGTATCCCCGGTGCCGTGGGTGTCTATGTACTGCCGCATCAACTGCCCGGCTTTCTGGTTCAGGCGGGACAGCCGGGTGATGTATTCATTCCACGTTTTCGCCGTTATCTGCATTGTCTACCTCAACAAGCAACTGCTGCCCGCGCACCCGCTGTTCCTGCGCCCGGATGCGCCGGATATCGGCCTGGTCAAAGCCGATCATCTCCAAAAACGTGTCGGTGGCGGCAAACTCCTGCCGGGCGGAAGCAATCTTGATGGCCGCATCGGCGGTCACGGCTACACTGGGCATCGCCGGGTTCTTGAAGTGGGCCATCACGTCCCGCTCTTCCTCGGTCAGCTCATCCAGCGTTACTTTGCGGGCAATGGCCTGGGCCATCCGGGCAATGGTGCGTAGTGCATCCCCGTTGCCGGTGTTCAGCTGCTGGGCCAGCAATACAAGGGTTTGGCTCTGGGCCAGAATGGCATCGCTGCTGGTGGGGTTGGCATCGTTCACCACGCCAACATCGGTCACGGTCAGACCGGTGGCAGCGGCAAACTGGGTGGCCGTCATCCGCATCTTTTCAACGTGCGGCGAAAGGCTGCCCTGTGCCAGCTGGCCGAACGCGGGTTTTTCGCCGGTGTCGGGGTTGGTCGTGGCCGCGATGATCGCCCCGACATACTGCCGGAACTTGTCCGATACGATGGTATCGTACTGCTCATCCGTCACGCCAAGGATGTATTTCTGCGGCGTGGTGTCAAACTCCAGCGCAATGGCGGCGTTGGCCACAACCCGGACATAATCGTCAATCAGTGAGCGGATGGGCCGTTTCAGCCGGGAGCGGCCAAACGGCTTGCTGCTGGTGGCGTTCCAGATTAGTGGCTCCATCAGCGGCCGCCCCATCTTATTGGGATGCCGTTTTGCTGTCCAGACGGTCCCTTCGCGGGTCAGTACGATCAGGGCGGTGTCGGTATAGAAGTTGACGATGGACGGGGTCCATTTCCCTTCGTCCTTTTCGTCCTTCATGGTGTCGATGATGGCAAGGCCGCAGTCGATCCGGCCTTTCTCGCCGCTCCACAGGGCAGCGGCCGCAGCAGGGGAGTGGAACCGGATCCGGCAGCCGATCGCATCGTCAGCCGAAAGCGTGGCAAACACGCAGCCGTATTTCAGCTCATCACGGCAGGCTTTGGCGTATTCGGCCACAAGGCGGTTATCCGCCACCAGCCGGGCAAGGCTGTCCAGACTGCCGCCGGTGCCCACAAAGCCGTCAAACATACTGCGGGCGGCAAGCACATCCACCGCTTTCTGACCCCAGCTGCAGCCGACCTCCAGCCCGCGCAGCCCCGTGGGCAGGGCAATGCCAAGGTTGACATCCCTCAGGGTCACATGACCCTCATAATATTTGTCTTTGGTGGCGTTGTGGCTCTGGTGATAGGTGTACGCCTCGGCCAGGTTGCTGAGTTGCTGCTGTTCCACGGCGGTCAGCCCGGCTACAATACCAAAATTCAGGGTAGTCGTCATGGTTCTCCTTTATCCAATCCTCATCTTGCGTGTCGGGTCGCGCTTGCAGGTTTTCGCGCCCCACAGTGCCAGGGCGCAGGCTTCCAGCGGCAGGC